CACTTGAAAAAACAGATGGATTCATGCCTTTTGAGGCGATTGAATGTACGGATACAGATGGGGTGGCACAGTGGCAACGATAATTCCTGATGACATTGATTTTAATTATTACTTGCATGAAACTGACGCACAATCCAAAGTCAAGCCTGCGAGTACGTGGATTGCGGAAATCAAAGATCGACTACGTAACCCAAACTTTGAGCGAAAAGTCTGCTTGCCGTGGGATAAAACCAACGATGCTTTTCAATTCCGCAATGGCGAAGTGACATTGTGGGCGGGACAAAATGGACACGGTAAAAGCCTGATAACCAGCCAAGTTGCACTATCCCTGATGGGTCAAGGAGAGCGGGTTTGTATTGCTAGCTTTGAAATGAAGCCACAAACAACGATACAGCGTATGGCACGCATGTACACGGGTACAAATCCATTCAGCCCTGAGTACCAAGGCGATGACGGCATAAACGCGCTAGAAAGCCTTTATGATGAGTTTGGGCAATGGACAGACACACGGCTATGGCTGTACGACCAAATGGGTACAACCAGCGCCGAAACCGTCATTGGCATGGCTCGGTATTGCGCCAAAGAGCTAAAAATAAACCAGATATTTATTGACAGCCTAATGAAGTGCGTTCACGGCGAAGACGACTTCAACGGGCAAAAAGCCTTTGTAGACGAATGCACGGCGATTGCCAAGGATTATCAGTGCCACGTTCACATCATCCACCATCTAAGAAAGCCCAAAGATGAAATGGCAAAACCCGATAAGCACGACATTAAAGGGTCTGGCGCAATCACCGATTTGACTGACAACATCATGTTGGTGTGGCGAAATAAAGCTAAAGAGGAAATGCAGAAAATGGGTAAACCCTGCCAGCAGGACGATCCTGACGAAATGGTTTATTGCAGAAAGCAACGTAACGGCGAAGATGAGCCGAGCATCAAATTATGGTTCAACAAAGATGCGATGCAGTTTATGGGTAACTATGGCGACCAACCAATGGCATTTGCAATGTATCCACATCGTTGGACAACTTTTTAAATCTAACCATGACTGCATTAAGGGTTAAGGAAACCTAGCGTAAACCCTAATAGACATCAAGAAAAAAGACCGTAGAATTTTAGATTTAAACAATAGAGTACACCAATGAATAAAGACACATCCGCTATGTTGAATAGGTAAAACAAAATGACCCCAGACTACGCTTTGTTGCAACTCCTAAAACTTGAGCCATTAAACCGTGACGACATTATCAAATACACCGGCTGGAGCGAAGAAAAAACCACACGGACTATCGAAATCTGCCTCTTTAACGGCAAAATTGCGTGGAAACACAAACCCAGCCGCTATGAATTGTCGGCAGTGCGAGAATCGCAAGGAAGCGCCATTAAACAACGAGCGCAACCCAAAGTGCATAAATTGTGGGGCGTTTGGTATCCGTTACATACAGAAATTAGAGATAGGGGAATTGGATGTAAAACGATCACGACTGAGGGATTGGCTTGATGGATACGTTAAAGACGGACACAACGAACAAGAATTACGCCGATTGGCTAAAACCTAGTGTAAACCCCTATATGCAAAGCAAAATTAACTGCGAGAATTAAAGCATGAAACAAATAATGAAAATTCAAATGCAAAAAATTCTTAGCAAAATGACATTTGTTCAAGCGTTAGAGGCATCCAAAAAACTTAATGAAGTCGTCAGCTTAGCCGATGGTCATTTGCAAACTTTTCCAAAGGGCGCGTTTGGATTAACACCTGATGATGTAAAAAACACAGTTGAATTTAAAACAGCGAAGTTTACATTTGACATTGCTTTTCAAAACTTGCGTAACTTTAATCAATATTACACAAAGCAATTTAAGCGCGAATTAGCTCAAATACGTGACGAAAAACGGGCAATGCAAATTGCAAAAACAGCATGAAAAATATTAAATTTTACCAAGCCCAATACTTAGCCCACCGCCGCCGCTTTCTGGCGCAAGACTTTAAACCAATGACGCTATCGGCTTTTTATGATGCTGTATATGCGTATACGATTGAAGTGCCGGTATTTTTAACTCAAAGGAGTATTTAACGTGAAAAAAATTACCGAAATTATTAAGCCTATTAGCCTCAAAGCAGGCACACACTCAGATACAGCGCAAACAGGGCAAGGGTGCTTTATGAATGTGATTGCGTATTTAAATGGAGAGCCGCAAATCACCGACCAATCGCCATGCGTCTGTGTGACGATTAGACCTATTGCCATTTTTGCTAATGATTTTTTAAAAGATGATGAGCGAAACGCGCTTATACCGTACATTGAACGAGCAATGGGAAGTGCGACAAGTGACTATGTAGAAATGATTCGTAGACTTGATTTAGTAGTTATTTTTAGTCAAGCAATGGCTAATTACGCTGAGTCCGCTGAGTCCGCTAAGTACGCTAAGTACGCCGCTGAGTCCGCTGAGTCCGCTAAGTACGCCGCTAAGTACGCCGCTAAGTACGCCGCTGAGTCCGCTGAGTCCGCTAAGTACGCCGCTTAGTCCGCTAAGTACGCTAAGTACGCCGCTGAGTCCGCCGCTGAGTCCGCTAAGTACGCCGCTGAGTCCGCTAAGTACGCCGCTAAGCGTGAAGAAATTAAAGCCACAATTTTTGAATTTATGGACGCGGCATGCCCCAAAGCGCAAGAATTTAGCTGTGAGATTATTGACCGTGCTGAAAAGTTTGCAAAAATTGCAGAGCATGCATAAAAATGTCTGAATCAACCCTAGAGCTAGACCTGCACAACCCGCAACAGTGGGCGGTAGTGCTAGATGCGCGATTGCAGCCGTTTGTCAAATCATGGCTCACGGCTGGTAAAAAGCTAACCTTGACCTGTAAACTGCAAAAACGAACTAAGCCGCAAAATCGTAGATATTGGGGCAAAGGTATCCTCGCTCAAATTACAGAGCAAGCAGTAGTGAATGGGAGTCTTTTTAGTGCTGAAACATGGCACGAGCAGTTCAAGCGTCAGTTTATCGGGGTTATTCCGTTGCCTAATGGTCAATTACGAGGTATGAGCTCAAAAGACCTGACAACCGCTGAATTTTGCGAGTTTAGCGATAAGGTCGAGGCGTATGCTGCAACCGAACTATCGGTTATTTTTATTGATTTACCAGTGAAGGATTTACGATGATACCCCTGCACATAGAAAGCAAAACATGAGTGAAATACTGTATAAAAAAGTTGGGCGCAAATACGTACCGCAAAGCCGTGTATTTGATTTTGAACATGCTATGCCAGTAGGTTCATTTATGCTGGTGTACGCTTATACAGATGGCGGTAGGCAATATGAGTATGCCGTAACGCCCGACACAGCCTCATTTGTTGCCGCTGCGATGGTGGCGCAAAAAGCAATGGAGCAAGTAATCCAAGACAAAAGCGAATACAAACCGCAAGGCGGGACAATGTTTACTAAAGCGCAGCAAAAAATACTGGCTGAATATCGGGAAAAAATGCGCGAAGTTAGTGGTAATCTGCCTACGTGGTGGAATGCTGGGTCTAGCCATGAAATAGTAAGCGCCGCTATTGAAGCTGTCAGGAGCTACAAGCCATGAGTGAAAATGCCTTCACCCAAGCCGAGGCTGCGCTTGTGGATAAGATTGTTGAAGGATTACAAACAATAAATTGGCATGGCAATAATTCAGCTAAAGGTCAATATATTGAGAGCATGGCATCTTTAGGGGTTTTGTCCTATGCTCGACCAAACTGCTATATTGCCGCTGTAGATGTCATTCAGCTAGTAAAGGAACGGCTCAATGGATAGAATAGCAACTTTAATTGTTTTTGCGTGGTGGCTTACTGGTATCGTGATGGCAAAAGGGTTTTGGCTAACCCTGGCTGCAATTTTTACGCCTTACGGTATGTATCTGGTAATTGAAAAGCTAGCGGTTATGGCAGGGTTTGTTATATGGTAAATCTTACGAAAAACCAACGCCTAAGCGCCATACAACTGCTATTCATAGCCCAACAGCAAGCTAGCGACAAATCAGGCGATGCGGTACTGGCAACGCTGGAATATGCGGTACACCTAGCGAAAAACGGTATTAGCGATGATGTAGTGAGAGAGTTGGAATATCCAACACCGATGCGCGATGAATAAAATCAGTCTAACCAAGACCTATAAATGCGATATTTGCAAACAGCCGTTTAAAAAAGAGCGTCTAACGCAAAAGATTTGCGGGGAAACGGCTTGCATTGTGGAGACGGTCTATAAAGCTAAAGCAAAACGGGAAAAGTTAGAGCGCAAAGTGACAAAGGAAAAGCTGGAAACCCGCTCAGACTGGCTTAAAAAGGCTCAGACAGCTGTAAATGCATGGGTAAGGGCTAGAGATAAGGATTTGCCATGTATAAGCTGTCAGCGTCATCACCAAGGGCAGTACCACGCTGGACATTACCGCTCGGTTGGTGCATGTCCTGAGCTAAGATTTGAGCCTCGAAACATCCATAAACAATGCTCGCCTTGCAACAATCACTTAAGTGGCAACATCGTGGCATATCGCCCTAATTTGATTAAAAAAGAGGGTTTAGAGTGTGTTGAATGGATAGAGAGTAAGCACGATGCTAAAAGATACAAAATTGACGAGTTAAAAGTAATAACTAAAGAGTACAAAGCCAAACTGAAAGCACTGACAAAATGACACCGCAAACAACATGGATAACAGTAGCCAAGCCAATTAAGTTGCCAGCCAAGTGTCGTAACAAAGAAGTTAAAAACCTGCCAAAAGCTGAAAGCCAAAAGATATTAGGCGCTTACATTGTAAAGAACCCTGGCAAAAGACTTGACCAGATCGCCCTTGAATTAGGATGGGGGGCTGGAAAAACAGAGTGGATTTTTAAATCACTAGGGGTAAAATTTAGATATGGCGCTTTTTGTACTGATACTGTAGAACCTAGGGTAACCACGTAAGGGTTTAAATTTGCAAAACATAGCACAAACCCCTATAGTTTCACGTGAAACTAGCCGTAAAATTCAATCATGCCAAGCAATAGTGCTGGGCAAATAGGAGAATAAGTGGAAACTACACTAAACCAAATTAGGATTACGCATGTCGTGATTTGTCTGGGGCTGACATTGTTTGTAAGTAAAATACGCGAATGACTAAAATCAACCTAAAACTTGGTGGCAATCGTTTTGGCAATCAATAACCTTAGCCAAGGGGGATAAATGAATTTAAGCGAGCCATCACAAAAAGCAAATTACAGCGATGTTCCTGCAAACCATGCGGAAATCAATGAGAGGCTAGAGAATTGGGCTAAATGGCTAAGAAGTGGAAACCGTGGCGGTAATGTTCTGGCAATGTTTCAACAATACCGCTCAAAGGTAAGGCAATGGGAAATGCCCGTATGGAGTGTAGCTATTGAGCCATTGGACGCTGTAGTGGTTGAAAAGGGCGTAGCGGCATTACCAAGCAAGCACCGTGACGCTATCAGGTGGGCGTATTTCAGGCCATACATACCAGAAAACAAAATGAGACAACACTTAGGTTTAGACCGTGCCGGATTGTTGGAAATGCTAAATAACGCAAGAAACATGTTGAAAAATACAATTCCAACAAAAAAACAACAAAAAGAGCTTGCATAATTTTAATTTGTGCTATACTTCGCGTGCGAATACGCGTTTATTAACCTCCTTGCGGAGGGATAGACGCCACTAAATTACAAGCTGCCTAGCAATAGAGCGGCTTTTCTTTTGCCTGTCACTAGCGTATTCAACATTTCGGCACGTCAAAGCTAGAACACTGACTAGCTGACAGGCTTCATTCTCGCAACTCGCAGTTGCTTCGCCCCACCGCTTGATTGCCGTGGGGCTTTTTTATTTGAAAGTCCTATGAAGCTCACAGTTAAGCAAGAGGCTTTCTGTCTGGCCTATATAGAGACAGGGAACGCAAGCGAAGCCTATAGACGGTCTTACTCTGCTGAAAAGATGAAGCAGGAAGTTATAGCTATAGAAGCGTCACGTTTGCTTGATAACCCTAATGTGACCCTAAGAGTTGCAGAATTACAACAGTCCGTGGTTAAGCGCCATGAAGTAACAGTAGATAGTCTGATGTTAGAGCTTGAAAAGGCTCGTATCGCTGCTATGGGTGCGACTACTCCCCAAAGCGCGGCGGCTGTAGCTGCAACGATGGGTAAGGCTAAGTTAGCTGGCTTGCTGATAGATAAGATCGAGGCCAAGGTAAACAACCTAAGCGACGTGAAAGACGATGAGCTTGCAGCTATCGCCACAGGCCGCAGCCGTTGAACTGTTAGCGCGGCGTAGAGGCCGCGAGCGGTTGTTAGACTTTACGACATACACAAACCCGACCTATAGCGCAGCCCCGCATCATAAGTTAATAGCTGAAAAGCTGGAAGCTGTAGAGCGTGGCGAGATAAAGCGCTTGATTATCTGTATGCCGCCGAGACATGGCAAATCCGAGCTAGCCTCTAGGCGGTTTCCGAGCTTTTACATAGGACGAAACACAGATAAACAGATTATTGCAGCCAGTTATAACAGCGACTTGGCTAATGACTTTGGGCGAGAGGTAAGAAACATCGTAGATAGCCCTGAATTTGGGGCTTTGTTCAATGTGAGTTTGGCACAGGATAGTAAAGCGGCAAATAGGTGGCACACTAATACGGGCGGCATGTATGTGGCTGCTGGTGTTGGTACTGCGATTACAGGGCGTGGCGCTGACATCTTGTTGATTGATGACCCGTTTAAAGACCGTGAAGAAGCTGATTCTGAGTTAAGACGGCAGCGGGTTTGGGATTGGTACACGTCCACAGCCTACACGCGCTTGATGCCCGGCGGTGCGATTGTTGTCATTAACACGCGCTGGCACGATGATGATTTGACAGGGCGATTGCTGCACGAACAGGAGCATGGTGGCGATAAATGGGAGGTTTTGAGCCTGCCAGCTATCGCCGTAGAAGGCGCTGCATTGTGGCCTGAATGGTATCCATTAGAGCGACTAGAACAGATTAGAGGCGTATTACCTGCCCGTGATTGGAATAGCTTGTATCAACAAAACCCAATACCAGACGAAGGCGACTTCTTTAAAGCAGTATGGTTTCAGGAGTATGAGGATTTGCCTGAAAACCTAAAAATGTACGGCGCAAGTGATTACGCTGTAACTGATGGCGGCGGCGATTTTACCGAGCATGGTGTTATCGGTGTAGACGGCAACAACAACATTTATTTGGTGGATTGGTACAAAAAGCAAGCCAGTGCAGATGTGTGGATTGAATCGCAATGTGACCTGATTGTGAAGCATAGCCCGTTTTGCTGGTTTGGTGAAACAGGGCCAATTCGCAGGGCAGTAGAGCCGTTTTTGAATCAACGTATGCAAGCTAGGCAAGCATTTTGCCGTATTGAATGGCTTGCATCAATCAGCGACAAACCAACACGCGCTAGACCATTCCAAGCAATGGCAAGCATGGGTAAGGTTTTTATTCCTAAAAATGCAATATGGAAAGGTGAATTGATGAATCAAGTCTTACGCTTTCCAGCGGCAAAACAGGATGATGGTGTTGATGTATTGAGCCTCTTTGGTAGAGGTTTGGAGTACATCAAAGCGCCAAAACAACGTAAAAAAACAACTATTGAGCATCGTCCTTATGGCGGTGCTCATTCATGGACAGGCGTATGACAGATTTTGTAACCGAAGCAAGAAAGCGCTATCAGCAAGCGACAGACGCGACAAAAGATAATGACGCCCTCGCCATAGCTGACACTAAATTTGCTCTAGGTGACTCTGATAACGGCTGGCAGTATGAAGATGCTGTATGGGAAAGCTCTCGGAACTCTAAAAAGCCTACGTTAACGATTAATGTGACAGCGCAGCACTGCAACCAGATTATCAACAATATCAGACAGAATCGCCCACAGGTAAAGGTTTTGCCAGTTGATAGCAACTCAGACAAAAAGACCGCTGAGATTATGGCAGGGTTGATTCGCAATATTCAAAGCGTTTCAAACTCTGATGATGCACACGACTTAGCTGCTGAACATTCTATTTATGGTGGCGATGGCTACTGGCGCATATTGACCGAGTTTGAATCGCCAGAATCATTCAACCAAGTCATTAAGATTAAGCCCATACCTAACCCGCGACTGGTAAAGATTGACCCAAGCGCGACAGCGCTGGATAAGTCAGATGCTATGTGGGGCTTTGTTGAAGAAGAAATATCAATTGAACAATGCAAGCGAGAGCACCCAGATATTGACCCCGCATCATGGGGCGACGATACAAACGCTTGGCACAATAAAGAGACTATCAAGCGGGCTGAATACTTCTATTGCGAGTACAAAGACGATACTTTGTGCATGATTGATGACGGCACGATTGCACTAAAAAGCAAGGTTGACAATTACGCTGAACTTAAAAAATCAGGCGCAATTATTAAAGAGCGTGCAACATCTACTAAACAATGGAAGTGGTGCAAGCTGCTAGGTGGTCACGATGAGCCTATTCAAGAGACTGAATGGCTGGGTGATTATTTGCCTATCGTCGCGGTCATTGGAAAAGAGCTAAATGTTGACGGTGAAATCGTTCGTAAAGGCTTGGTACGCGACTTAAAAGACCCAGCGCGTATGTTGAATTACTCATACTCAGGTGCTGTAGAGACGATTGCGCTGCAAACAAAGATACCGTACATTGGCTCAATCGAAGCCTTTGAAGGACATGAGGATCAATGGAAGGCTGCAAACTCTACTAATTACGCATATTTACCATTTAATGCCTACGACTCAGAGGGGTTAAAGCTAGACCGCCCTCAGCGTGAATTGCCAGCGGTAATGCCATCAGCGCAGATTCAAATGCTGCAACTGTCAACAGAGCAGATACGTGCTGCTAGTGGACAGCAAAACAGTAATTTTGGCATCAAGTCAGAGGCTTCTAGTGGTGTTGGTATCCAGCGTCTTAAAGCACAGGGCGAAATGGCAACGTTCCATTTCCCTGATAATTTGAGCCGTGCTTTGCGATATGAGGCGACTATTTTGATTGACTTAATCCCTAAAATAATGGATGTCAAGCAAGTGGTGCGTATACTTGGTATGGATGGCACGCACGAACAGGCCGTCTTAGACCCTAAAAACCCGCAAGCGTATGCTGAGAATGAAGATGCTAAGGGTGATATTGAAAAGATATTTAATCCGACACTTGGGAAATATGACGTAGCCATAACAACGGGCGCGAGCTTCCAAACACAGCGTCAAGAAGGCGCGGCTGCATTGTCTGAAATGGTTCGTGGTAATCCTGATTTACTAAAAGTTGCTGGCGATCTGGTTTTTAAGGCTTACGATTTCCCCGGCGCTGACGCACTAGCTGACCGTATGGCTAAGACGCTACCACCTGAGTTGCAAGAAAAGAAAGGACAGCAACAAGTCCCGCCTGAAATGCAGCAAGCCATGCAGCAACAAGGGCAACAGCTGGAGCAAATAGGCGCAGCGCTCGAAGACAGCATGAACCAAATAGAGGCGCTTAAAACTGAAAATGAGAGTCTAAAAATAGACAAAGAAATTAAGTTGCGCGAGATTACGCTTAAAGAAGATGTTGCATTTGCTAACGCAAACAAAGCCGAGCCTGACCCTAATGGCGTAGACCAAACACAGGTTGCAGTGGCAACCATCAATGCAGAATCTGCTGAACGCATAGCGGTAATTAACGCTAGAGCATCACAGCCTGAAGCGGAAGAAAAAGAATCGGCAGAACCTCAATTTAACGAGGAAACAGGCGAAGAAATCGTTAAAGTTGACCCGATACAACAGGTTTTAGGAGCATTAGTTGAAAGCAACCAGCAAATGATGCAAGTGATCGCAACATCTTTGCAACCAAAGACAGCAAGCATCCGCATTGAAAAACAACCTGACGGCTCGTTTGTCGGGCAAAAAATAGAGGAATAACACATGGCAGCATACGTCAAATATGAATTAGCAATCGAAAAGATGATGGAAGCTGGTAACGCTGGCACTGACAGCTATGCCGTCATCTTATCGAACACAGCCCCTAACGTGGCGACAGCAACTAATGCAGCATCAGTCTCAGAACTCGCTACATCAGGCGGGTATACGGCTGGGGGTAACGCTGTAACGGTTACTTCAGCAGTTTCAACAGCCGGGGTGTACAAGCTAATTCTTACCGACCCTGCTGTGTGGACGGCTACAGGCGGCGGGTTTACTTTCCGATACGCTCACTTGTACAACGTGACATTGGCTCAGGTTCTATCCCATTGGGACTACGGCTCTAGTCAGGTAGTTGCAGTAGGCGAAACAGTCACAGTAGATTTAGACGGCGCTAACGGCGTTTACACGGTAGCTTAATATGGCAATTACTACGCTTGACGGCGCTTTAGCTGGCATGAAGCCCTTAGAGTTCTTCGCAAAAAATGCATCGGGAACGCTGGTAGCTGGTCGCCCATTTAGCCCGTTTTATACGGCAGGCATACCGGGCGCGGCGGTAGCGCCCACTCCGGGCGTTGCTGGTGCGGCACTTACGGCATACGCTGGGCAAATCCCTATTCCCGCAGCAAGTGGCAACACACATTTAGGGCGCTTTAGCGGGGTATCGTCGGCACAGGGCGGTATGCTTTTATTGTGTGATCGCTTGTGGCATAACTCAGGTATTGTGGTTACGACAACTACAGCGCAAACCATCAACTCGGTTGCATGGCCTGCTAGAGACTCTAACGGGTCGACCAATGGCGAAGATATTTACTTAGGCTTAGAGGTGTCTACCGCAACAGGTGCAGGTGCTTCGGTTATCTCTGCGAGTTATACAAATTCAGCGGGCACGGCGGGACGCGCAGCAGCGGCAGTGGACGCATATGCAGCGACTAGCGCGGCAGGTTCGTTTTATAGATTAGGCTTACAAGCGGGTGACGTTGGTGTTCGCTCTGTGCAAAGTTTTACCTCTACAGTTTCCATGACATCTGGCACGGTTCACTTAGTCGCTTATCGCGTGATTGCTGCTCTTGAATTGCCAGCGGCAGGTATTAATGGTGTGATTGACCCTGTAACGGGTGGCTTTGGGCGTGAATACGATACGACAGTACCGTTTTTGCTATATGTGCCACAAACAACGACGACGACACAGCTAACAGGAAGCGTTATTCATACGCAAGGCTAAATGGGCGCGAACACCTCGGATTCTGAGTTTTTAGACGGGCTGGGCAGGGGCAGGGGC